GCGAAGTCTCTCGATGAGGCGAGCAAATATCTCTCTGAATTGGCCGTCCCCGGTGCGAAGTTTACCGGGGTGAGCCTGTCAGTTGCCAATGCGGTTAACGAGGCCCTCAAGGAGGTCCACGACCGCTTCGGGGAGCTCCCTATCTCGGAGGTTCGGGCGCGGCCCCGAGACTACAAAAAGCATTTGCAGGGGGCCTACAACGACAGCGGCGTGCTACTGGTCAAGGGCCGCCCTGATACTTGGGCGCGAGAAGCCGAAAAGAATTTCCGTAGTGGGTGGAACGCTTCGGGCGAAAAATACGGAGTGCTCTATCACGAATTCGGCCACGCCACGTGGAGAAAAATATCTCCGTCACAGAGGTCCGCCATTGATCAGATATACCGCCGTGAGCGCCATCAGGCATATAAAAATTGGCTGGCTGATGGCGGTGCAAGGAGCGGGAAATCCCAGGCAGAATATTTTGGAAGGGTGCTGTCGCAGTACGCACATACGGATACACAAGAGTTTTTCGCGGAGGCATTCTCGCAAATCATGAGCCGGAAAATGCGGCCCGTGTCCCGGGAAGTTCTACAGATTATTGCGAAAAATAATGGGGCGCCCGGCGGGAGGGGTAAAGTGTGAGTGGTAGGCCGCAAAACGAGAACCTGATTAATCTGAATGATCGCAGCCCGGAAGAGGCTCACGCAATCCGCTCAGCGGGCGGAAAGGCAGCGCAGGAGAAACGGCGCCGACAGAAGCAGATGGCGGAGCTGCTGCAGATTTACTCTGAGCTGCCCATTTTGAAGGGAAAAGCCAAATCCCGGCTGGAGAAGCTGGGGATTGCTGATGAGGATCTCACGCAAAAGGCCCTGGTGGCCGATGCGCTGATGCAGGTTGCCCAGCTCGGCAATGTCCAGGCTATCCAGCTGTATCTTGATCTCCTGGGGGAGAGCGGGGGAGGCGCCACGCCAGAAAATAATCTGCTGAGCGCACTTTTGGATGGGACGAAGGAGGACATCGACGCGGATGATATACCAGAACTTCAGCAAACGACAAAATCTGGCGATGACGTGGTGGAATAGGCCAAAATTTAGAGATTATGATGGCATTATCTGCGACGGATCCATCCGTTCCGGTAAGACGGTGTCTATGTCCGACGGTTTTGTGCTGTGGAGCATGAGCCGTTTTAACGGTCAGAATTTTGCCGTCTGCGGCAAGACTATCGAGAGTTTGCGCCGCAACGTAATCACCCTCATGCCGCAATGGCTCGAGGGGATTTTTTCTATCACAGAGCGCCGCAGCGAAAATAAGCTGATTATCACGTCTGGCAGCACGACGAATTACTACTACCTGTTCGGCGGCAAGGATGAAAGCAGCTATACGCTGGTGCAGGGTATCACGCTGGCTGGCGTGCTTTTCGATGAGGTAGCGCTAATGCCACGGTCCTTTGTGGAGCAGGCTATGGCGCGCTGCAGTGTGGTAGGGTCCAAGTTCTGGTTTAACTGCAACCCAGAAAATCCCAGCCACTGGTTTTACACTGAGTGGATCAAAAAAGCGCTGGAGCGTAACATCTTGCACCTGCATTTTACGATGGACGATAATCTGAGCCTTGATCCAGGGATCAAGGCCCGGTATGAGAGTATGTACACCGGCGTGTTTTACCGCCGGTACATTCAGGGCCTGTGGGTTAAGGCTGAGGGGCTTGTCTATCCGATGTTCGATCGGTCCAAGCATGTGGTCCATGCGGTGCCGGCTAAAAGCCCTCGCCACCGGTACTACGTGGCGGTGGACTACGGCACGGTCAACCCTTTCGCTGCTGGACTGTATGACTATAGCCCGGTGGAGCAGAGGGCAGTCATGGTCAGGGAGCTGTATTACCGGGGCGGCAGTAGCAACCGGGTTGACAATGAGGCCTATTATAAAATGCTCCAGGGGCTTATCGGCAACTACCCGATTGAGTACATCATCATCGATCCTTCGGCTAGTTCCATGATTGAGACGATTCAAAAGTATGGCGATTTTGTTGTAGTTAAGGCAGATAACGATGTGCTAAATGGGATTCAGGACGTGACAAAGTTCCTGAACGCCGGGGTTTTGGCTTTCCACGAAAGCTGCAAAAACACTTTCGAGGAGTTCGAGGCCTATTCGTGGGACGAAAAGTCTACGGTAGATGCTGTACTGAAGGAAAATGACCACAGCATGGACCAGCTGCGGTATTTTTGCAGGACTGCACTCCGCAACGAGCTGAAGTGGATTATATAAGGCGGTGAGGGGAATGAACTTTTTTACACGCCTGATGAGGAGGATTCAGATGCTGTTTATGCACAGCGGGACGGATATCGGAAAAGCATTTGGCGTCGAGCTCATTTCGCCCCCCGAAATGGATCAAGCATTAAAAAGCTGGGATCGTATTTCCACGGGTAAGCCCCCTTGGAAGAACTCGGAGAGCGATGTTGAGACAATTAACATGGCCAAGCACATCAGTGACACCCGGGCGCGGCTGACCACGCTTGATATCGGCATTGCCATATCCGGATCCTCCCGTGCAACCTACCTGCAAACGCTGGCGGATGAATTACTCCAGCGGCTGCCGGATCGGGTAGCGGCTGCCGACCGGTTGGGCGGGATGATGATTAAATGGAACGGCGAAACATGGGACTTTATTCTGCCTGGGAACTTTGGAATCACGGCAAAAAACGCCAATGGTGAGATCGTCGGAGCCATTTTTGCAGCACATGCAATCCAGGAGGGCGTCCGTTTTACTCGCCTGGAGTATCATCGGTTTGAGGGCGACAGTGCAACGGGTAGCCGGGTCTATAAGGTCTCCAACAAGGCCTTCCGGAACCAGGTTGGCGCGGCGGGAGAATCCACGCTTGGGCGCGAGGTACGGCTCGATCAGGTGGATTGTTGGGCGCACATCGCGCCCGAAGTAAGTATTGCGAAACTAGATGCACCGTTGTTTGGCTTTTACCGGGTGCCGGGCTCTAATACGATCGACCCCTCCTCTCCGCTGGGGCTTTCGGTTTTTGCAAACGCCCTGCCGGAGCTGAAAGCTCTCGATATTGCCATCAGCCGGAAAAACGCGGAGGTGGAAGACAGCAAGCACATTACCTTCGTGGGGCAGTCCCTGATCCAAAATGCGCAGAATCGGAATGTAGAGCTGCCCCGGTTTGTGAAAGGCCTGGGTATGGGCTTGAATGACACAGAGACATCCGCCGTACACGAGCACGTGCCCACCATGTTGATAGAGCAGCGAATCAAGGACATTAATTTTAACCTGTCTATGGCTGGTGTCAAATGTGGCTTTTCTGAGGGCGTCTTCGTCTTGGATGGGCAGACTGGCATGATGACGGCCACCCAGGTGGAGGCCGATGACCGGGACACCATCCAAACCATCAAAGCTGACCGGGATGCGCTGAAAGGGGCGATTAAACAGGCGCTGGCGGGGGCCAACGCGCTGGCAACGCTGTACAATCTTGCCCCTTTGGGCAATTATGAAGTCAACTTTAACTTTGGTGATATTACGTACAATTACGCTGAGGACAAGGCTGCTTGGCGCGCCTACGCGATGCAGGGTTGGGTACCCAAATGGCTGTATTTTGTCAAGTTTGAGGGTATGAGTGAGGAGGAAGCCAAGGCTGTGGTTGCTGAGGCAGAGACTGCTGCTGTAGAAAAGGCAACACTTTTTGGCGCCGAATAGGGGGCACGTACATGCTGACACCACAGCAGATTATCGACATCATAGAAACGCTCTACCCGCAGATCGACGAGCTGAACGTGTGGATTACCACCGATATCGTAAAGCGTATCATGGCTCGTCTGGCGCGGGGAGAGCAGGTGTCTCTCTCTGAAACAGACAAATGGCAGCTGCAGGTTTTTCAGGAAGCAGGTGGCCATCTGGAGGCCGTACAGAGGGAGATTGCCCGGTGGACAAGGGCCACAGACGTGGAAATCAGGCACATCTTCGAGGATGCCGGCATCAAAGCGCTTGCCTACGATAATGCGTTTTACGCAGCGCGCGGGCTAGCGGAAATTAATCTCGCGCAGTCCGAAAGCATGATCCGATTGCTCGAGGATACCTACCATCGCACAGCTGGCACGGTCCACAACTTCACGCGCACCACCGCGCAGGCGAGCCAACGGCGGCTTATCGAGGTCCTAGACAAGGCGCATTTCCAGGTGATGAGTGGAGCAACCTCTTACACCCAGGCTGTCCACGAAGCAGTCAGCAGCGTTGTGTCAGAGGTGCCAAAGATACACTACCCCACCGGGCACACGGATACAATTGAGACCGCGGTGTTCCGGGCGGTCCGCACCGGCGTTTCCCAGGCGGCGGCTAACATGGCTGTGCAAGGCATGGAGGAACGTGGCTGGGATGTTGTGCTTGTGTCGGCACACCTGGGCGCTCGATACGGCGATGGGGGTGAAAACCCGGGCAATCACTCCTGGTGGCAAGGCAAATTCTACAGCAGGTCTGGAAAGACACCCGGCCTTCTGCCGTTTGTGGAAACTACAGGGTATGGCACCGGCGAAGGACTCTGTGGTTGGAACTGCCGGCATTCAATCGGCCCTGGGGATCTTCGGAGCAATCCATTTTCCGGATTTGATTCTGCGGAGAACAAAAAAGCTTACGATCTCAGCCAGAAGCAGCGGGTCCAGGAATCCCGCATCCGCCGAACCAAAACGAGGCTTATTGGACTGCGGGAGGCCATCGAAGCCGCTGAATATGACGAGGTGAAGGCGAACCTAGAAAAACTTTACACAAAAGCCGCAAAGCTGTTGGAAAAGCAAAATCTGGCGTACAACAGCTTTTGCAACGACAACGGTCTGAAACGCCAGTCGGAGCGCATCCAAATCGCGAAGTGGACCCGGGCGGATGCCAGGAAATCGATTGTTGCAGTGCGTAAGAAATAGCCACGGCAGCGGATCACAACGCTGTTGTGGTCCTTTTTACACGCCTCTATAGTTTCGCCGGTGCAATTCCGGCAGGGGCGCAAATCAGACCACCAGCGGTCGTAATAATGCTGGGCAGCGGGTCAGGCGACGACGTAAAAAGCATAGCTGCAGGAAGGATAGACCATGAAAAAAGAAGAACTTACTGCACTCGGGCTGACCGATGAGCAGGCCGGGAAAATCCTCGCGATCAACGGCAACGACATTGAGCATGCAAAGGCTGTGAAAGACAAAGAGATCGGTACGCTTACGGAAGAGCGCGATAACCTGAAGAGCCGCCTTACCGCTGCAGAAACGACCCTGCAGGGATTCGAGGGGGTTGAGCCGGCCAAGGTTCAGGCGGAAATCCAAAGGTATAAGCAGGCGGCGGAAGACGCAGAGAAACGCTATGCTGCCCAAATTACCCAGCGGGATCAGCAGGACTGGCTCCGGAACAAGTTCGATGAGTACGGCGTCGGGTCGCCCTACGCCCGCAAGCAGCTGGCCGCTGAATGCATGGCTGAAGGTGGTTTGCCGTGGAAGGACAACGCATTCCTTGGTTTTGACGATTACATGAAGGCAGCAAAGTCCAATGATACCGGGTTATATCAAACCGCAGAAGAAAAAGCTGCTGCTGAAGCAGCCAGCAAGCAAAAGGCGGGCGCCCCCACCTTTACCGGCCCCACTGGTGAGCCTGCTACCGGCGGTAAGAAGTACACACCCCCCAAAATCTTTTAAAAAAGGAGTAATGAATTATGCCCCGTATTACCTCTCTTAACATCCTGCTGGAGGCGGAAGGCAAGGATTACCTTTCCGAGCTGTATGGCAGAGTCATCGAAAATGTCCAGAGGGCCTTGGTTTCTGGACCCATAAAGAACATGGACCTGTCCGGCGATCCTGTTTCCGGCACCGTCGAGGCGAAACGCTTTGTGAATGCCACTTCCAAGGCGTATGGCACGGCCCGTACTGCCGGCAAGGGCGACGCGGTAAAGGCGAAGCCCGTTACTGTAGCCATCGACACCGACAAAGAAATCGTCGAGGAGTTGGAGCAGAAGGATGTCCGGCTGTATGGCGTTGACGGCGTTCTGGACCGCCGCTCTGCCAATCATATTCTTCGTATGGCCGCCGAGCTGGACAATGCATTCTTCGCTGCTGCCGCTGGCTCTGCGACTACGCTGAACTTGTCCGCCTACAAGACCATCGCCGAAGAACTGGAAGCCATCATTCAGGAATGCGAAACCACCCAGAATGACTTTGTGGACGGTGTGCCTCGCTCCATGATGCATCTTGTCTTGTCCCCGAAGTATTACGGCAAAATCCGTAATGATCTCGACAAGGCCACCAACAACGCCAATGTCGATACCGGCGCAGAGGAATTTAACGTCTGGCACGGCGTGCGCTCTTACAGCTGCGTTCACTTGCCCGTCGGCTGCAATTACTTGCTGCTGGTCGAGGGTGCTGTTGCGCAGCCTGTCATGGCAGATCAGTACGTCGCCGAGAAGATTCCGCTGTCCAACGCCTACGGTGTCGAGCTGTTCTACCACTATGGCACGAAGGTTGTCACTCCCGATCTGATCTTCAAGCCCGGTGTGTTCACCAAGGCCGCCGCCTATGAAGCCGGTACCCAGTATTACACTGAGAGCAACGGCGTTTACACCGCTGTTGAGATTACCACCTTCGCTGCCGGCACCGACTACTACATCATGTCCTGATGCTGGAAGGGGGGCCCCCATGCTGTTTAAGAACCTGAGAACCGGCAACATCGTAGCGGCCACCGATACCACCAGCGTTGGGCTGATGGCGCGGTCGGCCATCTATGAAGTCGTAGAAACCGCCCCCGCCGCTGATTCCGCATCCGCGCGCCCGGAAGGCAAAACCCGAAAGAAGGCTCAAAAGGCTGAATCGGAAGTCGGAACCGACGCTGCAGAGGCAAAGCGGGACGGTTAAGGTGGTGATGGTATGGCATATGCAGACTATTTGTTTTACCGCAGTGAATTCTGTGGCGATGAATTGCCAGCAGAAGCTGCTCCAAAGTGGCTCACACGGGCCAGTGACGAGCTGGATACGCTGACCTTCGGGCGACTGGAAGCCGCTTTCCCGACCGATGGTGTGCACGCTGCGAAAGTCCGAAAAGCGGTTTGCGCCGTGGCAGAGGCCCTCTTTCGGATTGACAATCAGCGGCAAGCCACCTCCGTACAAAAGGCGGAGGACGGCAGCTATCGCGGGCCCGTGGCGTCCATATCGTCCGGCAGGGAGTCTATTTCCTTCGTAACCAATGATACTGCTGCTTCCGTTTATGCAGCCGCTGCGGCCGATCCTGGGGCGCAGACACGGCTTCTCTGGGCCGTTGCTGCAAAGTATCTGGCAAACATCCCAGATGCCAACGGTGTCAATCTGCTATACGCTGGGGGTGCAGGCGGTGTACTGTGATACGATAACGGTGTTCAACTATCACAAGAAATCAGATTGTTGGTATCCGTCTGTCATCCCCGGCGTTGACCTGCTGGAGGCAAAATCTCGGAGCGCTACAGCCACCGGAACGAATAATGCTGATGCAGTGGACATCATCATCCGCTGCACTCCTGGGAAGGAAATCACTACGGCGGCTGGGGCGAAGCGTTACGTCGGGCTGAAGGAGTATGCCAAGAGCGACACTCCAGAAGAGTTCATCACGTTCACGCCCGAGTGCGATTTTATCTATGCGGGTGCATGGCCGGAAACGGAGCCGTTGCTCGACGATGACTACGACGAAGGCCTGTACCACGCCATGAACGAAGGATACGACGGCGTTTATATGATAAGCTCCACCGGTTTCTACGGCCTGCTGCCGCATTTTGAGATCGGAGGTAGATAATATGGCTGATCTTCCCAAGATTACGTATTCCAGCGGTGAAGTATCTGTTACCGTCGACTTGCGGAAACTGGGGCGGCGGGTGAAAGGTGCACAACGATGGCTGGGTGACCGCGTGCTGGAAACCTGCAGGGATTATATGCCCTTGTCTACCGGCAGCTTGCGGCAACGGTCGCATACTGAGAATGACGGGAAGAAGGTCGTTTTCCCAGGTCCATACGCCCGGTACCTGTATTACGGCAAAGTCATGGTAGATAGAGAAACGGGGAAGGGCCCCCGTAAAATCCCCACGGAAGCAGGGGGCTATGTCCTGCGTTTTCGCAAGGGCGCAAAGCTTAAAGCGACCGATCGGGATCTGGACCTGACAAAATCTTTCAACCCACGTGCCGTCCCTAAGTGGTTTGAGGCCGCTAAGCTACAGAACAAACAATTTTGGATCGACGGCGTGAAAGAAATCATAGGAGGGACCTACCGTGCCCGCTAAAGCCGTAATCGACATTGATGGTTCTGAGGCCGTCAGCACAGTCCTTTTGGACCTGCTGAACCGGTTTCCCGGTTTGGCTATTGGTAACAAATCTGTGCTGTTTTCCACACTTTCTGACGCCGCTGGAATCGGTTTCTTTCCCACTTCTGGCGCCGCGCTCCAGAGCAGCAAGGAGGACGTGACCGGGCACGTCAAGCAGGTTTGTCAGTACCCATTTACCGTGATTTACCGGGCGGCGCCAAAATCCGAAACCCAGAGAATCCGCATCAAAGAATTTTTGGATGCATTGGGTAAGTGGCTGGAGCGACAACCGGTTGAAGTGAATGGAACCAGGCATCAGCTTGATGCCTATCCTGCACTTTCCTTGGGGAATCGCGTAATCAAATCTATCAATCGTACAAGCCCCGCCTACCTCACCAGCGCTTTCCAGGACGGTGTGGAGGACTGGAGCATCAGCTGTACGCTGAGCTATGAAAATGAATTCGACAGATAAGGAGATAAGAACATGGCAAAAATCGAACGCAAATACCTGGCGCATTTCATCGACGCCGGATTCGGCATTAAGGCCGACGGTGACACTACTTACAGCCCCAACTACGTCCGCCTGGGCAAGGACTTGGAGGAGTACAGCGAGGAGTTGAATCCGGATGTCGAGGTGAACAAGAACATCCTGGGCGAGCAGAACGTCGTCCACAACGGCTATGAGGTCCAGTCCGAAATCGATCCCTACTATGCTTACACCGGTGATCCGCTGTTCGAGCGCTTGGCCAAAATTGCCAACGAGCGTCTGACGGGAGATGACTGCAAAACCACCAAGGTGGACGTGCTGTTGAGCGCAGACGGCACCGTGTTGTGGGCCTACCAGGAAGACGCATATGTCGTCCCCAACTCCCTCGGTGGCGATACCTCTGGTGTGCAGATTCCGTTCACCGTGTACAACTCCGGCAATCGCGTCAAGGGGACTTTTGACCTCACCACAAAGAAGTTTACCCCCGCCACGTCCCAAAACTGATTCTTTTTTATAGCCAAATGGAGGAAAATCAAATGGCAAATGACCCGAAACAGCAAAACGTCAATGAGATTGTCATTGACGACGGTAGCGTCAAAGTCGCTATCCGTAACAAACAGGGGGACGAAATCGGCACTTTCTACTTCCGTCCCACAGATATCGGCATTGTGGACCGGTTCAACCGGTTGGCGGCATCGTTCGACGAGATCACCAAGCCCCTGGAAAGCGTGAGTTTGGCCCCCGACGGCACAGCAAGTGACCGGAGCGGTGCAGATACGGAGGCGTTACAGCAAGCGGAGCGGCGGCTGTATGCCGCCTGTGACGAGTTGTTCGGGGGCAATATGAGCGAGGCGTTCTTTGGCAAGATGCACCCGTTTTCTCCCATCAATGGGCGCTTCTACTGTGAAAATGCGCTGGAAGCCGTTGGTGCGTACATCTCCCGTCAGTTTGACCGTGAGGTGAAGAAGGTCAACACTCGGGTGGAACAGTATACTCACGGCTACCGATCCGGGGGGTATAAGGACGGCAAGAAATGATCGGCGAACTACCCCAGGAGCTTGAGGTGAACGGTCATACCTATGCCATCCGCTCAGACTTTCGAGACGTGCTGAAAATCGTGGTTGCCTTCGGAGATCCGGCGCTCGAAGACAAGGAGAAGGTCTACATCTGCCTTTTTATTTTATACGAGGCTTTTGACACGATCCCGGAAGCGGACTACGAGACGGCCTTCCGGGCCGCCATTGCGTTTATCGATCACGGTGCACGGGGTGACGAGGGGGACCAATCTAAGCCGTCGCCCCGTGTCATGGATTGGGAGCAGGACGAGAGCCTTTTATTCCCGGCGATTAATAAAGTTGCTGGGTTTGAAACACGCGCTGCTGAATACGTCCATTGGTGGACCTTTATGGGCTACTACATGGAGATTTCGGAGGGCGTGTTTTCCAATGTCCTGGCCCTCCGGATGAAGAAAGCAAAGGGCAAGAAGCTGGAAAAATGGGAGCGAGATTACTGGAACGCCAACAAAAGCATTTGTGCGTTGCGGACAAAGCTTACTGCGGAAGAGCAGGAAGAAAAGGACAGACTCGATGCGTTGCTCGGGTGAGGTGGTGATTAGGTGGCAGAACAAGTTGACGGCTCTATCGTTATTGACACCGAAATAAAGACAGAAGGGCTGGAGGCTGGTAGCACAGAGATGCTCGATGCCATCAAGTCCTTATCATTTGCGGTAAAACAGCTGAGGAAGGATTTAAATGCATCCTTAGGGCAGCAGTTGAAGCCGGAAATCGACACCGATACTGCAGAAAATCAGGTTACGGAACTCCGGGAAAAAGTGCGTGAACTGGAAGAGGCACTGGCGGAGCTGCGAAAGGCTGATGGTGTGGATTTGACCCGGCCGCAAGCGGAAGTTGGAGACGCTAAGGTGGATAAGCATAACGCGCCTCCAAACACAACCCGCAAAAAAGATGATTCTGTAGCAGGCACGACGCTTGCCAAACAGCTTGCTCAGGTGGAGAAAAGCATTGCGGCGCAAGAAGAAAAATTAGCGGCGGCCAAGGCAAAGCTGAAGGAGTATTATGCCGAACTTGCTAAAATTAAGGCGAGTACCGATGACATGCTCAAGAATAGCGCCAACGAGGAGCAGCGAAAAAACACACGCGAAATTGAGCAGATAGAGATCGATAACCTGAATGCCAAATATCGGTCGCGGCTGAACACGGTGAATCAAATCACCGAAGAACTGGAGGAGCAACGACGGCAGCATGCCGCAATCAGCGAGCAAATTGCGCAGCAGCAAGCCCGGGCGTCGGCCCCGCCCACTGCGGGCCCAGCGGAGGAAGCGCGGCGGGTGAAAAAGGAACTGCCGAAAGCTTCGGAGCAGGCCAGCAGGTTGCGGTCCATCTTTTCTAAAATCGGCAGTAGCGCCGGTTCGGCGGCAAAAAATGTAGCAGGGAAATTGGTATCTGGCCTGAAATCTGCTGTATCCCACATGGGGCGGCTGTTTACCACAGGCAAAAAGTGCGACAGCACCTTCCGCAGCATCATCGCCGCAGCTAAGCGGATCGCACCAGCGCTGCTGGCGGCACGAGGTGCTATAGGTATCCTGCGGAAGGCGATAAACGCCTACTTGGCGGCAAATCAGGGGCTGGCCACACAACTGTCAAACTGCTGGACAAGCCTGGGCAACATTTTAGGCCCGGTGATCAACCGCATGATCAGCCTAATATCATCTGCCGTTGCTTATTTTACGGCGTTTTTAAAGCTGTTGGGTGTCACCGGGAAGGCCGCATCCACTGAAATCGGTAATGCCGGGGGCGCGGCTGCGGACGAAGCGCAGGAGCTGAAAAAGCAGCTGGCATCTTTTGATGATTTGAACGTGCTCCAGGATAATGATTCCGGCAGCGGTGGCGGAGGCGGAGGTGCTGGTGGAGGTGCCGCGCCTGAGATCACGGATGTTCAGTTACCCGACTGGGCGGCCTTATTAGTAGAGCAGCTAAAATCCGGGAAATGGGCAGAAGCTGCAACAATCCTGACAGAGCAGCTCAACAGCATGGTCGCGGAAGTCGACTGGGCGGGTATCGGTGATAAAATCGGATACTATCTGGATGGAGCGCTTACATTTTTATCTGCTGCGATCCTGGGCTTTAACTGGTACGATCTCGGCGCCGATCTGGCTATCGGGGTGAACCATATCATCGAGAACGTAAATTGGCGCAACTTAGGAACTTTGCTCGGCGCTAAATTCCGCATCCTGATTGAAGGCCTGGGTGGTTTTTTTGCCACGCTTGATTGGGCGAGCCTGGGAGTTGCGCTTGGAGACGCATTTTCCAGTTTGTGGAATGCTGTAAAGTGGGATCGGGTTGGCAAAACACTATCAGACGGGCTAGTAGGTGCATTGACATTTCTGGATACTGCCATTAATCAAGTGGATTGGCAGGGCATCGGTGATGACATCTCAACGTGTCTTGAAAGTATAGAATGGGGCGACATCTGGGATGCGCTTGTGGATACGCTTAAGGATGCACTTTCTGCAATTAAAGCAATACTTAGCGGTTTGCCAAGCGAGATCAAAACAGTTGGAGCTGCGTTTTCCGCATGGAAAATTTCCTCAAAATTGATGGCCGATCTCCGGTACATTTTTAATCTTCCCCCCTCCCTCCAGATCGGCGTAAGCCTGGCGGTTACCGGGATTGTTACGGAGGTCAGCGGAATCGTTGATGCCGTAAAAACGGAACTGGGTGATCTGAATTTTGCTGAAATCATAATTGGGGGAGGCCTGACAACCGGTGGCGGCGCGCTTATTGGGAGCTCACTCGGAAGTGCAATCCTGGGAGGTGCGCTGGGCGGCATCGTGGCGGGTATCCCCGCATTCGGCGTAGGCGTTTATGACGAATTTAAAAATGGGCTGAATTGGCTGAACGCATCTTTGACAGCAGCTGGCAGTACAGCAGCCGGCGCGGGCATTGGGGCAATTATTGGTTCCTGCGGTGGCCCGATCGGCACTGGAATCGGAGCGCTAATTGGACTTGCCGTTGGTCTGGTCGTTGACGGTGTTGCGTTGTTGTGCGATAAATGGGACGCAATAAAAGATCATCTGCACACCTTTTTCACAAAGACGATTCCTGGGCTTTGGAATGACTTCATGGGCTGGTTGTCGAACATTCCGAACAAGCTGGCTGAGATTTTCCTGTCCATACCTGACAAAATTGAGAAATGGTTTTCAGATTTATGGCAGCCGATAAAGGACTTCGATTGGGGCGGATTGGGTTACAACATCGGGCAGTGGTTCGCCGGGGCGGTAAAAGACGCTTATGCGTTTGTCACCGAAACAATCCCGAGCAAAGCTGGTGAGCTTTGGGAAAGTATTAAGTCCGGCTTCTCGACGTTTTTCACGGAGACGTTGCCCCGTTTTTTCACTGAGACGATCCCGTCTGTAGTGAGCGATGTCGCGGATTTTTTCAAAGAGCTACCCACAAAAATAAAGGAACGGTTTAATGCAGCAAAGGATGGATTTGTCAACATAGGCAGGTCTATCATTGATGGTATCAAAGAGGGCTGGGAGTCTGTTTGGGACGCCATTAAAGAGTTTGTTGGCGGTTTTGTCCAGGGTTTTAAAGATGCGTTAGGCATCCATTCTCCATCCACCGTTTTTGCCGAAATCGGTAGGTATCTAATAGATGGACTGTTCGGCGGGATCCGTGATGCTTGGGGCAGTATAACTAAATTTTTTGACGGGGCGCTGAATAAGTTGAAAACCGGCATCGGTAATGCCTGGGAAAACATCAAGACGGGCACCGCGAATGCGTGGGGAGCCATTAAGGAAAAAATTTCTGGCGCGTGGGATGGTATTAAAACTAATACGGCAAATGCGTACAATGCTGTAAAATCCGGAATCTCGACCGCATGGGACAGCGTCAAATCGTGGACATCCTCCAAATGGAGCGCTGTAAAGAACACAGTGGACACAGCTTGGGACAGCATAAAGACCAAGACTGCCACGATTGGGGCCAATGTGACCGATGGGGTTTCCACAGTGTGGACTAGCGTTAAAGGCTTCATAGCTTCAAACTTAACCAAAGCGAGAGACGCCGCAAGCACCGCCTGGACCTCTATACAAGCCACAACCTCCACGACCAGTGCAAAGATTGCAGCAAGTGCGTCTGCTGCTTGGTCCGGTGTCAAAACGTCTGTGAGCAGCAACCTCAATGGCGCAAATACTGACGCGGGCACAGCCTGGAAAAGCATGGGCGCCACAGTGAGCAACACGCTGAAGGATATCGGCACCAATGTCACAAATAAATTCGGCGATGTATACGCAACCGTAAAAGACAAAACCGAATCCGTCAGTCGGACCACGAAAGCCGAGTTTGACACCGTAAAAAACAGCATGACCACCAAAATGGGCGAGGCACTGACACTTATCAAAAACCAAGGTTGGTCTGGTGTCGGCGGTTCCATTTGTGATGGCATCGCTCGAGGCCTTGACTCCAGCTGGACTTGGCTGAAGAACAAGGTAAGCAATTTGGCGCGGGGTTTACTGAACGCTGCGAAATCTGCGTTGGGGATCCACTCGCCGTCCAGAGCGTTTCGGGACGAAGTAGGTCTCAATATTGGATACGGCGTGGGCGAAGGCGTCAGCGATTCCGAGCCTGCTATCATGAAGTCGGTCTCCGAGGTTGCAGACGCCATCGCAGAAGAGTTTAATTCTGGGGATTACAAAGCAAGGAAGCTTCTCCCGATCACCGAGATAGACGGGTCTCTGACATCTTTCTCCGATAAAATCAGCGAGGGCTTTACAAATTTGTTAGACCGCCTACAGGCGATCGCCGATAGGGTAACTTTCCGGGTACCCACAGTTGTGGGCCGGGCTGTCCCGTATCAGGTTGCATCAATCGACGCGGCGCACCCCCGGGGTGCTGTCCCCGGTGGCATCACAGATAGCGGAGTGGCTGGCCTTGTCAGCGACATCATCAGCAGCAATATGGCTGGGCACGAGGCTACAGTGGCTGTCTTGCGAGAAATCTTGGAGGCCGTCTTGGGAATATCGTTGGACGACGCAACGGTGTATGCAGCCGTTGAACGTCAGCGGCGCAAAATGTCTGCGGTTCGGGGGGTGGCACTATGACAAAAACAAATCTGTTTTTGATCGACGGGGAGCCTATGCTGGTTCCAGATGCCGATATGGAGTTCTCATTCGAGGACCTGGATTCCTCCGATTCCGGGCGAGATGAGTCCGGTTATATGCACCGAATTATGATCCGGTGCAAAGTCGGAACCTGGAGCTTTAACTACAGCAGACTCAGCCAAACGGAGCTGGATTATATGGAGACTCTGTTTGCCGGAAAAGCTATATTTAATTTTACGTTCCCGGATGCCGCAAATGGCGGAGCTCCAAAAACAGTACAGGCTTACCGCTCTAAGTATGGTATCGCGTGGCACTCTGCAAAAACCGGAGACTACCGCAATTATAAGTTCAACGTCATTGAGTGTTAAGGAGGCGGCTATGGTTCGAAATCTTATCGTGCTCCCGGACGGCACGGAGCTGTTCTCCGGCACCGGGAACACAAACGCAATCCGCAGCTGCACTTACACCGAAAGCGTCAACAGCGGGGCAGAGCTCACCTTGGGCTCCGCTTGCTGTTCCTGCCTGGAACTATCCATCTTCGCGCCGGCAGGCAGCCTGACCATCAGCCGGGGGGCCGAAATCGCCTACTATCAAGTGGATGACGCAGGGGCTCGAACCCTGATCGGCCACTTCACGGCCGAAAAGCCCACCCGGTCTACCGCTAGCACCTACAAGGTGACGGCCTACGACCGGATGAGCTGGACGGATCGGGACCTATCCCCCTGGCTCCGGAGCCTGACCGGCTGGCCGTACACCCTGTACGCCTTTGCCGGGATGGTGTGCCAGCAATGTGGCCTGGAGCTGGCCAACGCCAGCCTGCCCAACGGCAGCTACCAGATCCAGCAATTTTATGCCGACGGAATCACTGGGCGCCGCCTGCTGCAGTGGATTGGCGAGGCCAGCGCCCAATTCTGCCGGGCCACACCAGAGGGCAAAATCCAATTTGGCTGGTACCGACAGCCCGAGGGCCTGACCATCGGCCCTACGGACTACTACCAAGGGAGCCTATCCTATGAGGACTACCAGGTAGCTGCCGTAGACCGGGTGCAAATTAAGCAAGGCGAAGGGGACATCGGCATCTTATACCCCGCAGATGCGGAGGATGGCAGCAACACCTACATCATCGACAGCAACCTGCTGTTGACCACAGGCTCCGATGCGGACCTCAGGCCCCTTGCGCAGGCGATTTATAACGCCATTCACACCATCCAGTACACACCCTGCAAAGTGGCCATTATGGCCAGCCTGGGGGCCCGCGCGGGAGACATCGTGCCGGTGACCGACGCCAATGGCAACACCATCACCACTTACATCATGACCCGGACTGCCACTGGCCAGCGGGATACCCTGGAGTCCACCGGCAGCGCCAGGCGGGATAGCGTGACGGCGACTCATAGCGATACACTGCAAAACCTGCACGGGCGGATACTTAAAATCCTGGCCTCCATCGACGGCCTGACCATCGAAAATCAGGACCTCGCAGGACAGGTGACTGGCTTAAACCTGGCCCTGGGCGAGTTGCGGACTTACGTGCAGACTACGGGCGAGGAGACAGATGAGACTATCCAGCGGTTGCAATCCCTGATCGAACAGACCGCAGCTTGGTTGGAGATCACCTTTACCCAGACCAATGAGCGGATCGACGGCGTGGGCAACGACTTGGCGGACGCGGTGGCAGAGATTTCCACTTACATCCGGGCAACCAGTGATGGGGTGGAGATTGGCAAGTCGGACAGCCCTTACGCTGCCAGATTGACTAATGATCGGCTTGAATTTACCGAAAATGGCACGGTTGTGGCGTATATCAGCAATAACAAGATGTACATCACCTCCGTGGAAGCGACGGAATACGCCCGTCTGTGCTGCTTTGAGTTTTTCCAGCGGAGCAGTGGGACCGGAATATGCAGATACAGGAGGCTTAATTAAAATGGCAACAGCATCCATACCATCCATATCGTCTGACACCATCCAATTTGGGACGGCTGTAACCGTTTATACCAACAGAGAGAATGCATCTTACACACACTATTTGAACGCCCTGCTTTATACTGGTCGTTCTGTGGTAGAAAGCACGCTTGCCAGCAACGTAGCAGCATCTGTGCAATGGGTACCGCCTATGAGCTTGATGGAGCATATCCCTAATGCTGCATCGGTAAGGGCCCGCATCCGGTGCTCCACTTATGATGCAAAAGGCGGCCTGGTAGGGCTTGCATTTAGCGATTATTTTACGATCAACGTGCCCGACAGCGCCAAACCTATCATATCCAGTGTCACGGTAGAGCAAGTAAGCAATGGCGTACCGGATAGCTGGAGCTTGTATGTCCAGGGAATTAGCCAGGCGCGGATTAAAACTGCTGCATCTGGCCAATACGGTGCGACAATTGAATCCTATAAAGTTTCCCGAGCCAGCGCTTATGCACCGCCTTTGCCCACGATGTACGGCCCTGATGTGACTACCGGCGTGCTGGCTGAGGCAGATCTATACCCGCTGACCGTCCTAGTGACGGACAGTAGGGGGCTGGTATCCACCAAAAGCACGAGCTTTGAGGTAGTGGATTACGAGCCCCCAAAAATCACGGACGCCAAATTTGAACGTTGCCTGGCGAACGGGACGCCGGACGATGATGGGGCCTATCTTAAAGTGTCTGCCCAGCTATCCATATCATCGTGCAAGCGGAAAAACAGCTACACAGCCACGGTGCAATACCGCGTGAAGGGTGCGTCCAGCTGGCAGACAGCTGGCACATACACATCCGGCGCCACTAAAATCTACGGGATCAACATGGGTGACAGCGCCTATGAGGTACGCATAGTGCTCCAAGACGCCTTGCGGACATCGTACGCTGCCAGCACGCTGGATATCGGGACGATCCTGTATGAGTACAATCCCACGAAAAATGAGCTGGAATTCAAGGTGCCCGTATCATTTGCATCTGGCCCCGACTATGTGGTGGATTCTGGCGCATCTGGAAGCTGGCGATATCAAAAATGGGCCAGCGGAGTAGTGGAGTTGTGGGGCGCCCATCAGGTGCAAGCTGCATCATCCACAGCCATCGGCAATGGATATTATTCCAGCCAATTTTCAATTGCCCTGCCCTTTGGGGTAGCAGGGGCAGTGGTGGCTGGCACGGCCAGCAATATTTGCCATGTTTGCAATGCCGACGTAGAGGGGCAGGCTGTGGTATTCCGGTTGTCCAATTATAATGGGATATCCACAACAATGCAGTACACAGTAAGGCTGCACATTAAAGGGGCATTGACATGAGCCATATTGCAATTGATATCAATCGCCAGCAGCTGGTTGCAACTGTTGATCATCCACTGGTTGCCGGGAGCATCGGGCAGGCAACCTTTTCGGTCGCCACTGACGCAAGCTGGGACGGCTACGCAATTACTATCGTATTTGCAACAGCCTATACGCAAAAATCCTGCCTGTACACCGGCGGGATGATGGACGTGCCTTGGGAAGTGCTGGATCGCCCTGGATACCTCTGGATCTCCGCAGTAGGCCACGCACCGGGCAAGCGCCGGCCTACCGCTATCATGCGGCAGCCGCTGACAATTACGGCGAATGGGCGCATAGAGGGCGGCCCGCCCCAGGAGCACGCCCCCGCCCTCTGGGAGCAAGTAATGGCCCGCCTGGATGATGTGGGCACCGGTGGCGGCGGATCCAGCGCCGGAGCACATGAGGCAGCGGCCAAAGCTGAGGAGGCCCAGAAGAAGGCTGAGGCCGCCCAGGCTGCCGCCGAAACCGCCGCCCAGGCTGCAGAAGCCTCCAACCAGGCCGCTGCACAAGAGGCCAGCAAGGCCGCCGGGGAGGCCAGCAACGCCGCACAATCTGCCGGGGCTGCCGCCGATGCGCAGAGCGCCGCCCAGGCTGCCCAGGGCAAGGCCGAAGAGGCCCGGCAGGCTGCTGGGGCGGCCAAGGAAGGCGCAGAAAATGCCAAGAACGCTGCCGTAGCGGCGCTGGAATCCATCCCGGTGCCCAAGCCTACCGGAGCGGATGATGGAAAGATGCTGGTGGCCAGAGGGGCAGGGTACCAGCTGGAGGAGATTGCAGCGGGCGGCGGAGATAATAGCGAACTGGAGTATATTGGCGAGTACACGCTGGCGGAGGATGTCGCCACGTGGGAAATCGAATCTGATTTAGACGGGGCCCCACTGCAGCTTAAAAAGATGTATTTTGAGGTGGATATCAAGCCTGCACAAGTAAACATCGACAATAATATTTCTAACACAAATGTACGCATGTCCATACCAACGTGGGCAAATGCATATGGCGTTAACGTTTGCGTATCTAGTTATTTATCATTACGCAAAACGGAGTACAAAGAAAATCCCGGGTGGGGGCAACTGTGGGAAATCCAAACGCTTAATGGCAGAGATGTTGTATTCCGGCGTAGTAAAGGGCCAAGTAATAGCTCGACTGTGACCGCTGGGGAGGCGGCAGGGCCGGGATACATCACTGGGCTTGGATTGTGCTCGGCGGATCCCAATAAGGCGCAATTCGGAACAGGCAGCACAGTAAAGATTTGGGGTGTAAAAGTATGAGAGTTTGCAAAGGCGGCGTCTATAGAGATGTTACGCCGGAAGAAATTGCAGAATTTGAAGATGCTGCTGCAAGAGCAGCCGCAACCGAACTCCACCGCCCGCTATCCACCGAAGAGGTAACCCGCATGCTGCTGGCTCAGCAAATCAACAACCTGCCCCTGGACGACGCAACAGCTCTGCGTGCCCTGGAATTTTACCCGGAGTGGGCCCCGGGAACGGAGTATCCCGCCGAATATAAGGTAAGGCGCAGAGACCGGCTTTGCCGCTGCGTCCAGCCACATACCAGCCGGGCAGGCTGGGAGCCGGAAAATGCCCAATCCTTATGGGAGTACATCAACGAGACGCACGACGGGAGCAAGTATGATCCCATCCCCTACGACGGGAATATGGAGCTTTCCGAGGGCCTGCACTATATGCAGGACGGCGTTTTGTACCGGTGCACCCGGAGCACCGGACAACCAGTTTACCATGCTCTGGAAGAGCTGGTGGGGCTGTACGTGGAGGTAGTGCCATGAGCCCCGCCATGTACCCGGCTCTGCTGGCTGCCGGGGGCGGCAATGGCACACATTTTGGTAAAAAACATAACATAGGAGGACTATAACGTGGATGTGAAAACCTTGACCTGCACCGTGATTGGCGCCGTTGGCGGCGCAATCGCATCTATCTTCGGCGGCTGGGACGCCGCCATGACTACCCTGATTATCTTCATGTGCATCGACTACCTTTCCGGCCTGATTGTTGCCGGAGTTTTCCACGCCAGCCGAAAGACAGACTCCGGGGCGCTGGAGAGCCGGGCAGGCTGGAAAGGCCTGTGCCGCAAGGGCATGATTTTGCTGATTGTGCTGATTGCCTACCGGCTGGATCTGGCGATTGGCGTGAATTACATTCGGGATGCGGTGATCATCGGCTTTATCGCCAATGAGTTGATCAGCATCGTAGAAAATGCCGGCCTTATGGGCGTCCCCATGCCCAGCGTGATCACAAAGGCCATTGACGTGCTGGCCAAGAAAGCAGAAAAGGAGGAATAAGCCGTGGCAAAGACTTTTAAACTTGCCCTGAATGCAGGGCACGGAATGTACACAGAGGGGAAGCGCTGTATGAAATCCCTGGATCCCAGCGAAACGAGGGAATGGTGGTTGAACCAGCGCGTGGCCAACTATGTGCAGGAGGCGGCAAAGCAGTATGAGGGCTTCGACATCTTGCGGACGGACGATACCACCGGCGCAGAGGACGTGAGGCTCTCCACCCGATGTGCAGCCGCCAACAACTATGGCGCCAATCTATACCTCAGCCTGCACCACAATGCCGGTATCAACGGCGGGCGTGGCGGCGGCGTGGTAGCCTTTTGCGCCCGGGGCAGTACCGTTGGCGCACCGTGGCGTGATGCCCTGTATGCGGCTGTGGTGGGCGCTGGTGGCCTGGCTGGCAATCGGGCCGAGCCCCGGACAGAGAAGAATTTTGACGAGCTGGTGGGCACGTCCATGGCTGCCGTGCTGATTGAGTGCGGCTTTATGGATAGCTCCACAGATGTTCCCATCATCCTGTCGGAATCCTACGCCAAAGCCATTGGCTATGCCATTGCTGAGTGCGTCGCCTCCCGAGCGGGCCTGGCCAAAAAGGCGCAACAACCGGAGACCCCCGCCGTAACGGCAGAGCAGGTACAGCAAATTGCCAAGGGCGAGGCTGGAGCAGCAGTAAGCGGGCTGATGAGTAGCGCCGGGACCGGCGATAAGCACAATGCCTATGCTGAGACTGCCACGGACTGGGCCAAAGACAACGGCCTGATCCAGGGTGACGGCAATGGCAACTATGCCTGGACTAAGCCGATGACCCGGCAGGAGATGGTGACACTCTTATACCGGTATCACCAAATGACACACAAGTGATTTAGGCATAAAATTATCCCCCTCCCGCAGTTTCGGCTGCTGGGAGGGGGGCTTTCTATTTGCTGCAAGATACACCTATTGTTTTCTGGATGTGATAGACCATAATCTCAATGAACTCCGATGCGGTAGGCGGTTCGCTCATCGGATATCTGGCCCTTTTTACCAGCCCGTCGCGGTTCACCTTCCAAGCCTTCTCCACTACCGTACGGATATTCCGCTCTACGGCGCTCCACGTGCAGTTGCACTGCTCTGCTGCCGGTATGTAGACGCCCTTTTTCACACGGAGCAACCGATCTTCGTCTTCCAGTGCCAACTGGATAGCAACAACAGTTCGTTTCTGTGAGATGTAATTTTTGCCGATGCCGAATTCCCGTAGCGTGTCTTGGATGACTTTCGTATGTTCCAT